CCACCGCAGCCAGTATTTCGGTCAACGATGAGCGATAGTATTCGCACCACTACGGGTGGTGCGTTTCGAATCGGGGTGACGGCATGAGTTATCCGGTGACCAATCTCATACGAATTAATATTTTCACACGGGGGTCGAGGGTCGCGCCGATCCCGGAAGAACCTGACCCCGTGATTCGGTCAACGATGGGTGATAAGATTCGTACCACTATGAGCGGCGCGTCCCGTTCAATCAAATGAGGATGTGACTATGGAAACCGCAACACTACTGGATTTAGCGCCATCCCCAGGCGTCCTTGCAGGTTCTGAGGTGCTTGAGACAGTTGTGGGCGGTGCGAGTGTCACGATTACAGCCCAGCAGGTTGCCGCAATCGCCACAACGGCTTCAGCGCTGGACGCCCAGGCACGTGTTGATGCATTGAATGGTGGTGCGCCTACCGACTTGAATCGACTGGTTGAGATTGCAGCGGCGATCAACAACGACCCGGCGTACCACACGACGGTCGATGATGCGTTGGCGACTAAGGTTAATGTTGCGGATTTAGCGAATATATCTGATTTGAGCAAGGGTGCCGGATCGGTAGGTAACGGCGCCATAGCTGTGAGTACCGTTGCAAATATGATTGGTCTGACCGGGATGACTACCGGACAACGTGTTAGTACCTTCGAGTATTCCACCGGATCAGGGGGTGGTGGTACGTACTTGTTTACTGTGTCCGGTAGCCCACCAGCGAACAATAACGTCACTATTTTTCGATCTACTGACGGAACTGGTTATTGGGTACTTGAACATAACGGAACGATTGACGTTAAGCAGGCTGGGGCGCGGGCTGGAATTGATTGTTCTGCGGCATTCGCCGCCGTTGTGGCCGCCGTTGTGGCAAGTAATGGTGCAATTTCACGTGTGATATTCTCAGCGGTGACTGGTGGTCAATACACGGTTGCCAGTCAGGTTCTGTTCAATTGCAGCCAGATTGTCTATGAGTTCCATGCAGATGTGGTGAATACCTCAACGACCTATACCACGCCGTTGATATTCGCGCATGATCTGAATGCCCAGCCAACTGCAGCACTGTTTAATGTGACGATCATCGGTAACGGTCATAAGTGGGATGGCAACGGTGCGGCCATCTTGGCAGGTATGGGACTTGGTCCCGGTGTGTTACCTTCAACTTTCCCGGCGCCGATGTTCAACTACATCGATAATCTGAAGATCCACGAGACTGATTTTGCCAATGGCGTTTATGACAGTCTGAATCTGCGTCAGTGCCGAAACCACAAAATCACCAACTGCATCTTTCGCGACGCCACGCAGTATCTGGCCAACGGCCTGAATATTACGACCAACTGGGCTACGTACGTGCGCGGCGATTACAGCACCTATAGTCACGGTGTTGTCGAAGACTGTTTGGCCTATAACAACTCGTCCATGGGGATGACCTACTACCATTGCTGCGGCGGCACGTTCCGGCGGTGCATTGCGCACAACAACGGATTAAACAATGGCTCTGGCGGCTCCGGGAGTGGATTCAGCTATGAGATGCCATCCGGGGCGTTCTCGATCAAATACGCAGACGGGCTATTTGACGACTGCCACGCCAACAACAACGGTATCAATGGATACTATATCAACACGCCAGGAGTTCTGGTTAATGCTGCATGCACCTCTTTCGGAAACGGTGTTCTTGGACTTGCAAACGATGTAAGCGGATTGCAGATGTGCGGAGTCTGCGTTTCTGGCGCGGATCAAGTAACGGTGCTTGGGAAACATCAGTTCAACGCTCGACACGGTGTTTCCTTCCTCGGTGCGTCAGGACTGCAACCCACGTGGAACTGCGCGGGAGAATATGGCGACAACGCGGGTAGCGGCATCAATATCCAAGGTATATATCGTGGCGGGGTTGCACCCGGTACCAAGCTGTTCCGCAACGGTCGCACGTTGATCGGTGGGCAAAACCTGACGGCGCTCAACGTATCGAACTCTACATATAACAATGCGGCAGGGGAGTTCATTGCCGTAGGTCTTGAGTTCGACAGCAATGGCGGCAGGGATATCAACATAGGGAACGTTCGAACGGTCCGGATAGCAGGTAATAACTGCGTCAATAGTAACGACATGCGAGGCTCAAGCGGGGGTACCGGGTTTGGGTTTGGTGCCATCGCCAATCTGTTTCTCAACACCAACTTTATGGATGTGGTGGGTAACGGTTGGACCACTAACGCCTATGTAATCGGCAACGATGTAACGAACGTCTACCAGTTTGCAAATAAATCAAACCAAGCCACCGGTAACGTCATGACGAACAGCGGCAGTACTAAGTTCGGCATTTCCAGCGCCGCACGCATCACGACCGGTACGCATACCACATTGACCGCTCTACCGGCTACCGGTACAGCCACCCTGACGGATGTTTCGAATGTGCTTGCCACCCTCATCGAATCGCAGAAAGATGGGTTGATGCAGGGTTGATAGCCACCCATCCCAATCCCGTGATAGACTCTCGCGAGATTAAACACATCCTTGGAGTTAGCAAATGAGCTACCCAGCAACGAATATCATCCAGATCAACACGAGAATTCGTCCGGCGGGGCTCGGGACAGCTAACTTCGCAAGTGCGTTGTTGTTCGCCCCGAATGGCGAGTTACCCGGCGGTTTCACTGCCGACACCTACCGTACTTACTTCACCCTGACAGCGCTTGCCGTCGACTTCCCCGATACCACCGAAACGTACAAGTGTGCGCAACGTTGGCTCGGCGGCACTCCGGCAACTCGTGAAGTCAAGGTGTGGGGCACTGCTGCCGCCGATGCGACGTTCACCGCCACGCTGAACAAGGCGCGCAACGTCCTCTGGTGGTACTGGACGCTGATCACCGCACCAATCCTGGCTGTCGAAGCGACCGCTACCCTCATCGCCCAATGGTGTGAGGATAACGGTTCGATGTTCATCAACAACCAGACCGGTACGTCGGCTACTGCGATTCGTGCGGCGACTGCGGGTAACATTGCGATCGACTTCACGACTGCCGGGTTCCGTCACACCTTCACCCCAGTCCACGCAACCGATGGTTACGCGGGTAACGCGTTGGCGAAACATTTCGCCGCCGTGAACTACTCGGCTGACCTGTCGACTATTACCGGCGAGTTCAAAAAGTCCCCAGGCGTGACTGCCGAGGATCTGACCGACACCGCCTACTCGAACATGATCCTGCCGACCACCAACGCTGTGTTTTACACCGTTGTTGACAATCAGGGGTCTGTCGACGTTGGTCGTTGGTTGAACACCAAAACTCACAGCGCATTCGGCGAGTTCATCGACGACGTCGTGAACTTGGACGCCATGGTCAACTACCTGACTACCGCGCTGTACAACGCGCTGGCGAACACACCTACCAAGCTGCAACAGACTCCGGTCGGTCAGGCTGTGCTGCTTGGTACCTGCCGTCAAGTGTGCCAGCAGTTCATCGCCAACGGTTACCTGGGTCCACGCAACTACATCGACCCTGATGATGGCGTCGAGAAATACACCATCGGTTTCGAGATCCTGACCAAGCCCGAGGATATTCTCGACTTGTCCGAGGCTGACCGAAACGCACGTAAATCTGCGCCGATCCGTATCCGAATCTTCCGCGCCGGGGCCATTCACATGGTTCAGGTTGACGTTGACGTCTATTAAGGGGTACCGCAATGTCTTTGAGCAACTTCAGTACCGACCTGAACGTCATCACGGTCAACGGTCGACAAATCAAGGATTGGGGTGAGACGGCAACGCCGTACACCGACGGTCCAATCGATCCGAAAGTATCGCTGCGCCGTGGCCAGGGTGGTAACGCTATTCGGCTGAACCGGATCAATCCGGGGCGCGCCGTGAGCCTGTTCCTGAACCCGGGGTCGCCAGACTCGGCATACTTGCAAGGTCTGTTCACCTCGAACGCCAATATCACCCTCACCCGCACCCAGATCGGCACCCTGGAAGTGTCGCTGGGCGTCGAAGGCGTGATGGTGAACGATGGTCAGGTCGGTCGCGGCGGTACCACCATCACGGACGACGAGTTCCAGTTCGAGTTCAACAACTGGACCGCCAGTAAGGGTTAATCGATGAGTCAAGTCAAAGCATTTACCGTCGGCGACAAGACCTACAACGCGGCCATGGCGTCGGCGGTGCAACAGGATGAACTGCTGAGCATGCTATCCCCTACCCTCATCGGTAAGGCTGTGACGGCTGCCGACCTGGGTAAATCGCTCGACGACAAGATAGTGCAGACCATGATGATGGGTATGCAGCACGAGGCGAAATTGAAAGTCGCCAGGATCATCATGAGTCAGGTGTTTATCGCCGGTACTCAGATCCCCGTGACGATCGACGATTTCTCCGGTCGCATGGTTGAGTACAACGAGCTGCTAGCCAAACTGCTGATGTGGAATCTCGGGGATTTTTCGCAATGGTTGCAAAGCGCCATCGACGACGCCAAGCAACCACAAGCCCCGGTCGTCGCAGCGCAGTAAACTGGTACCTCATGCGCCCGTGCACAGGCATCGAGGGTGTCTGCCCTCCACTCTGCACTTGGGCGCAACTGAACGACGGTACGTACAGCCTGGGGGATGTGGAGCGCTTCAACCAGACGTTGACAGAGCTACGCGATGCCCGGGTGGCGCAAATTGAATCAGGGGGCCAGTAGGCCCCTTTTTCGTAAGGATCAAACATGGCGAACGTACTGACGTCGTTTCTGGTGGGTATTGGTTGGGAAACCAAGGACTTCGACTCCGGGACTCGCAACATTGAGCGGTCGCTTCAGGGTGTCAAAACCTCCACCCTAGCCGTATCTGCCGCAATTCTCGGCGCTTTCGCAGGCGTGGCTACAGCGGCGGTCAATACCGCTCAGCGCGTCGATCAGTTGTCGCTGGCCACTCAGAACCTGAACACAAGTAAGCAGTTCGTCTCCAACCTCGGCGGCGCGCTGAAACTGATGGGCGGTGATGCCAGTGCGGCATTGTCTGAAGTCCAGGGGATTGAGGAAACGCTCGCAAACTTCCGTCTCAAAGGTGAACTCGGCGCCATCGGTGACCTACCGTTTGCCTCGGTGCAGATTGACGATCTTGCACATTCGAGCAGCGCCTCGGAGTTCCTGTCGAAACTGGCCGATCAGATCCCGAACCTGAACAACCAACAGAAGCAGGTGGTTCAAAATTCGCTGGGGTTATCCGACGCCACGATGAAGGCGATCAGTGGCGGTGGTCAACAGTTCGAGGCATTGCTACAACGTTCCGAAGACCTCACCGGTACGATCGGACAACTCACTGACAATTCACGCGCACTCAGTGATCAGATGGCCGAGTTCGGCTTGCGTATGACGGGCATCACGAACGAGCTGACGGAGAAAACGCTTCCTGGGCTCGTCAAGTTCTCATCGTGGACCAACCAGTTCATTGAGAAACACCGCGACGACATCAGTGGTGTGATTGATACTGTTGCCGAACAGCCTGGGGCTACCGCTGCGCTCGGCGGTGGTGCGGCCGCTACGGCGTTCGGCGCCCTCCTGTCGAAGTTGGGTTTGACCACGATCGGCGGTGCGGTAAGCAAAACTGGTACGGCTGGTGCGATCGTAGGGGGCGCCACGCTGGCGACCGACGTTGTGTTCGACACCTTGGAAACTCATTTCCCCGGCTTGAAAGATGCCGAACAAAGTGTCGACCAAGCAGCTCGCGATATCGGTCTCGGCAAACTGGTGGACTTTTCCAACTGGTTGTTCAATACCGATACATCACAAGGTGAGACGACAACAGGTCCCGGTACTACCCCATCAGACATGACGTCGCCTGACAATGGTGAATGGAAACCGGTGTTTAAATGGTTGGACCGTTCGCTGTACTCGCCCGACGCCATGCCGACCCCACAGGGCAACAGTGCATCACCTGAGGAAAGTGCGCAGCTCACCGCCGACGCCATCAGCAGCGCCATGAGATCAGCGCCGATGAAGGTCGATAATACGATTACCCTGGGTGTATCGCTCGACGGTCAAGCGCTCGAATCGAAGATCACCGAAGTTACAGAGCGTGCGAACTACAGTACAATCGACGACGTGAGATCCACCACGTCGAGGTAACCCGTGAGCATTGTTCAACTCTTCACCAAACAGGCGCCGACCATTGCGGGTTACTCATTCGACGCGGTGCTGGAAGACACGTTCGAAGCTACGGTGGAAGTGACAACTTATCCGATTGAGTCGGGTGTCCGTGTGGCTGATCATCGGATCCTGCAACCGTTTAAATGGTCGCTCGTCGGAGCGGTGAGCAACAATCCTCTCAAGGTACAACTGACCGACTTCCTCGGCGGTGCGCTATCGAATCTGACGAATAACCCACTTGTGTCGACTGTTGCTGGTTTGTCAGCGGGTTTCCTGGCGGGCAGTGATGAGACACGTGCCAGCACCACGCTACAATTTCTGATCGTTCTCATGCAATCGGGCGACCCCTTCACCATTGATGCGGGCGACATCACGCTGAATAACATGGTGATCACTCGCCTGTCGCGCACGAAAGACCCAAGCAATGAGAATGGTTTGATATTTATCGCCGATCTACAAGAACTGATCACCCTGGAACGTATCTCGTTTGTCGGTCCTCCGGCACCCGATCAACTGCGTGACCGCGATCAATCGAAGTCGGCGATCACCCGGGCGATTAATCGCGGTCAGAAAATGGTCGCCGACGCGAAGGCTGCTGTTACGAAACAGGTCGATTCGGTCCTTGAGAGTATTTTCTAATGGTTGAAATCCCACTTCTCAGCGGCTCGACGAATGCCCACCAGCGCTTCTCAATCCAACTCGGTGCGAACTTGATCAACTTCGAGATTGACTATATCTCGTACCTCGATAACCCGGCATGGTCGATGAACCTGTTTCGCGATGGCTCGCCGCTCGTGCGTGGCGCGATGCTCGAGCCAGGGTGCGATGTAATCGCGAATTATCGCGCCAAGATCGGCCTACTCGTCTTCGTTGGTGACCCAGTGACGCTAGATAACCTCGGTATCGCCAACCATCTGGTGTGGGTGACTGAATGAACGGTCGCACATGGTCGATGGACATCAACGGCGAACCGTACATCGAACCTCAGTTCGGATTACGGATGTTCCGCGTGGTGTTCGATATCCAGATCAGCCCGGGCGATGCGTTATCACTCGCCGACATCCGCATCTATAACTTGCTCAAGACGACCGCGATTCAACAGGGTTCGTCGATTGTGTTCCGTGGCGGGTTTGAGGACGCGAGCGATACGTTATTCATCGGCTACGTGACGAACGTGCTACGGGAACGTGACCCTGGGTCTGCTGAGATTGTGACGCGCCTGATATGCAAGTCGGGTGACCCCGTCAAGGATCGCGGCTCGGCGCAGGGTTCGTACGGTAAGGGTACGAAGATCGTCGACGTCCTGCGCGATTTGGCGCGCTCGTGGCCCATCCAGCTCGACGTGGACGAGGGGCAGTTTGCCGACTCACCGCTATTGACGAGTGGATATGTGACCAATGGCGACATCCCGACGATCCTGTTCGACCTAGGGTACGCGTACGGTTTTGACTGGGTGCAGGAACGTGGCCGGTTGGTGGTTACCCGCCGTAACTTCCCGCGCACCGTAACGCCGACGCTCGTCAACCAGTTCACCGGCATGCAAGGCATCCCCGAAGTGACTCGCGGCCCTGATGGTCTGGGAGTGTTTGTTAGCGTCAAGATGAATCCGTATTTCCGGGTGAACGGTAAGATCACATTGCAGAGCGAGTTCGCGACATACAACACCGGCAACCTGTACGTGGTTGAACTCGGCGGTGATGCGTCGGCGAATGGGGACTACAACATTTTCGCACTGCGGCAACGTGGCGACAGTCACGGTAACCTGTGGGCGACCGAGATCGACGGGATTCGTGCTGGTGCTGTAGCGCCCGCGCCAGGGTCTATGCCGAACTCAGTCGACGCCACGGGTGTACTGGTGTGGGGCGCCAGGGTCGATCAGGCGTTCCGTGTGCGCGTGCGCCAGATGGGTGACAACCTGAACCTGAACCCTGATTGGTTGATGGCGGTGATGGGGTTCGAGACGGGCTACACGTTTGATCCTACCACCAGTAACCCTGGCAGCTCGGCGACTGGTCTGATCCAGTTTATCGAAACCACCGCCCGTGGACTTGGGACGACGACGACTGCACTGCGCCGCATGACTGCCGTTCAGCAGTTGGACTACGTCGAGAAGTATTTTGCGCAGTATGCGAGTCGGATCACGAACCTGGGGG